GCCCCCCGATCTAGCCCCCCCCGCGTTTGTAAGGTTCGCGTAAGGATTGGGCGCGACACTGCATTCACTGGCTGCACGGTGTGGCCGATGAAGGAGATCATGATGATTGCAGTTGAATTTGGAATGCTGATTGGATGCCTGGGCGTGCTCGTGGGCGTAATCTGCTTGGGCGTGATGTCTGACTGGTAAGACCTTAGCCGCTCGCCCCGCGTGCGGGGCTTGTGGGTGCGGTTAGCACCGATAACGATAGGAGTGATGACGATGAAACCCCGACTTACTGACGCTGAACTCTGGAGGGCCACGGTTGAAGCGGAAGAGCGCAAGTCTGACAGCAACTTGCCGCTTGACGCGCGCATGCGATCGTTTGAAACCTTCACGCAGTGTTTGCGTGAAGCTCACAAGCGTAATTACGACTATTCGAAATTGCGCGGTGCCGCTAATGCCGAACTGCTGCGAGAACAAGCCCAGCTCCGCGCCCTGAGCTGGCAGGATTCGCGCGTCACGGCGCGACTGGAGACTCTGCATCGCCTGTTGTCGTCAGATTGACGTCAGCCTAGCCCCCGACACTATCCCTGCCCCGAATCGGGGCGTTCACTGGAGATAGACCATGAAAAAAACCGCGTTTTACGCCCGCGCCCGCACCGGGCGCAAGCTGGCCGGCATTGCCCTGCGGGCTGGTGACGGCTGGGCCTGCGATCAGGCCTTGGAGTACGCCCGTAGCGGGCATGTGGGCCCGGATCTCGGGCCGTGGCTCGATTGGTATTACGGGCGCCGGGATGACATCCCCGGCGTGTCCTATGGCGCGCAGATAGAGGCGGACCGGGTCATGGCCCGCCGCATGGGGGTCGCGTAATGCACGACACCCCCCTGACCCTGCGCGATGCGCTGTTCGCCTGCGCGCTGGGCCTCGCCCTAGGCGCCTTGGTGGCGTTCGGCCTGTGATCCCCGCCACACCCCCCGCAAAGCCCGCAGAACGGCCCGTGTGGCCGTTTCCTGCGCGCCTGCTGGACTACCCCAGCCAGCCCCCCTGCGCGCGCCCTGTGCCGCGCTATAGCCCGCCGCCGCCGGACACGCCGGCGGCTTTGTTTTGAGGATCCGCCCCATGCCCTTAATGTTCAAAAATCTTGAACGCCCGCCCGAAGACCTGGCGCGCGGCCTGGCTGCTGCTGCTGCGGTGTTCGAGCGCGCCGACGTCTCGCCCGAGGTGGCGTACCGGCACGCGCTATTGCGTCGCGACGGGCTGATTTTCTCGCCGCCCTTGGTGCGCCTCTGGTACGCAGCAGAGGATGCCGCCGTGCGCGCTGCCTGCGGCTCCTGGCGCGATGCGCCGCTTGCGGCTGCGTTGGAGTTCGAACCGTGAAAATATTGATCGCCTGCGAATACAGCGGCACGGTGCGCGATGCTTTCCGCGCGCGCGGCCACGATGCAATGTCCTGCGATCTGTTGCCGACAGATGTTCCCGGTCCGCACTATCAGGGCGATGTGCGGGATGTGCTGGGCGACGGTTGGGATCTGATGATCGCGCATCCGCCGTGCACATACCTGAGCGCCAGCGGGATGCACTGGACGCGGCGCGGGTTGCGAGATCCGCAGTTGACTGAAGACGCCTTGGCGTTTGTGCGCCTGCTGATGGACGCGCCCATTCCGCGCATTGCCGTGGAGAATCCTGTGAGCGTTATCAGCAGCAGGATTCGCAGGCCCGACCAGATCATCCAGCCGTGGCAGTTCGGGCACGGCGAGACGAAGGCGACCTGTCTGTGGCTGAAGGGACTTCCGGCGCTCAAACCGACGAACGTTGTAGACGGACGAGAGGCGCGTGTTCATCGCCTTCCGCCCTCAGCGGATCGCTGGAAGATTCGCAGCGCGACATATGCCGGCATAGCCGCAGCGATGGCCGCTCAGTGGGGTGACGCATGATCGCCGCGCTGATCGCGATCCTGATCGCGCTCCTGCTGGCCCTGCTGCTCGATTTATAATGCGCGCGCCGGCCTGCGGGCCGGTCGTCTGTCTCCTCGGGCGGAAGCCCGTTCAGCCCCCGGTTGAGTTCGCTCCCGGGGGCTTTTTTTCAGTCGTCGGCAGTGCGTCGGAACGCGTGCACGGTCGCAGTGTGCGCCGTCTCCGCAGCGTCCCGCGCCTCGGTTTTTGTGCCGCGCCAGTCTGGCGACAACCAGATATGACGGCGCGTGCCATAGCGTTTTGTCTTCACCAAGCCAACGTCAACCCACTGGCACTCAGATAGCGCGTGAAGCAGCGCAGGCACGTTGAGCCGGACATTCTGCGGCGCGTGATCCTGCAGCCGGTCCACGACGGCCTGCCACGGGCCGCACGCATAGCCGTGCCGGAATTCCAGCGCCTTTTTCTCGATGCGCTCGACCAGCCACGATTCCGCGCCCGTGCGCGCGCTGCCGACCATGATCGTTTTGGCGTCGGTCCACGGCGGTGTTGCGGCCGGATTGAACTGGCTCACGTCACGCTGGCGCAGATACGCCGCACCGGCCTGCAGCCCACCGGCCTTGAAATAGGCCCACAGGGCAAGCGAATCATGTTCGCGCATCCGTGGCGCATCGGTCCACGTCACCCACCAGCGGCGATCCTCCGACGGAATTGCAATAGCGTCCCTGTAGTTGGTCATGCCTATGACCAACGATTGATTCACGACCGATATGGGATGCTGCCCCTTACGCTGCACCGTCAGCAGTTCTGGCGGCGCGGCCAGGATCGGCTTTAGCCGGTTTTCCAGCGCGCGACGGTCGATAGCTTCGCTCTGCCGCAGTTCATTGAAAATGATCACCTCGTTTTCAAGGAAATAGCCCCAGACCTGCTGCAGCTCTGCGGCCTCGACGCTGGTGCAGTTGGTTTTGTTTTCGCCGCCGATTGCGTACAGGAGCGGCGCGATCATCGAGTCTTTGCCCGCGCCAGGCACGCCGCCGATGAGCAGCGCGTGATTGATTTTGACGCCGGGATGCTGGACCTTGTACGCCATCGCGTCCAACAAGTGCTGCCGCTCTGCAGGGTCCGAGATCAGCCGCTCGACGTGCGCCAGCCACGGGCCGGGATCGCCGCCCACGCAGTCCGGGCGGGCGTTGCGCCACTTGTTCCCGTAGACCTGCCCGACGTGCTCGCACAGGACCGCGCGCCCAGGTGCGTAGGTGATGCCCTGCAGCATCCGGCCACGCATCGCCGCGCGGTTTTCGTCGTAACTGGTGGCCGCCTCGACCCGGCGCGCCCCGCCTGATGCACTGGCGTGGATGCTGTGGCACCGGACGTGCCTGTACAGCGCGTTGAACGAATTGCGCGTGTATTCCACGCACTGCTGGATGTCGAAATACCCGTCGTCAGGCACGACGTAGGCAAAACGCTTGTGCCACTCGCCGACCTCCAGCAACGATGGGTCGCGCTCGTCTGCTGCGGCCTGCGCCTCGGAATGCTCCTGCGGCTCCGGCCCCGTCGGTTTCGGCGGCTCCGGCTCCGGCTGCTGCGCAAACACGCTGGTGCGTGGCGCGATCCAGGCCCGTGCGTCCTGCCACGACGCGAACCCGCTGTCCGCAGCGTCCCAGCCGTCTGGCATCCCTGCCGGGTCGATGACCTTGACCTCGGGGCACCGCTCGGCCAGCATTGCTGCCAGGCGCTGCATCGTTGCGATGCCCGCGTCGTCGGCGTCGGGCCACAGAAGCACCTTGCGCCCGTGGACGTGCCGCCAGTTCGCCCGGCTCACTGCCTGACCTCCACCAGGCCACGTCGTCACGACGTACGGCCCCGAGATCGCTGCCGCAGCGTCTGCGGCTTTTTCGCCCTCGACGATCAGGACCGGATCGGCACTGCGTGCCTCCAGTTCCTGTAGCCGGTACAGCGGGCGCGGAACCGGCCACTGGCCCATGCCCCAGCCCTGTCCGTCGTACGTCCACGGCACGATCTGCTTGCGCTGCCCAGGCGGGTCGTACCGGGCGACGTAGCCCAGTACCTCGCCGTTGCCGTCCCAGTACGTCCAGCGGGCCGACGGTGCGCCGTATGCCGGGTGGATGCACTCGCAGTCCGCTGCCGCCTCGGGGACGGGCGTGACCACGGTGCGCTGCGGTTTCGTCGGTTTCGTCGGTCGCACTGGCGGCTCGGCCGTGCTGCCGTCGTCTAGCTCCCGGTACGCCTCGCCGGGCGTGAGTTCGTGGATCGCCGCGTAGAGCGAGATCAGGTCGCCGCCCCTGTCGCTGGTTGCGAAGTCGGCCCACCGGCCGCTCAGCAGGTTGACGGAGAGCGAGGTGCCCTCGCCGCCGCTGAGATCGCCGCAGACCCATTCGTGGCCTCTGCGCCTGCCGCCGGGCAGCCACTGCGGGACGAGGGTTTCGCTGTTGATCAGCAGGCGCTGCGCGAGCGCAGAGAAGTCGAGTTTCATGCGTCCCCCAGCAGCCTGACGGCATCGTCCACACTACGGCAAACCCCGGCCACGCCACCCGCAGCGCGGATCTGCTGAAGGAACTCCTCCTGCCCGGGGCGCATCCTGCCGGTGCGGCTCTTGACCTCGATGGCCAGCGTGCGCCCGTCTTTCAGCGCGCCCATGATGTCTGACATCCCGCGCTGGGTGTTCGCCCGGATATAGCGCACTGACCCGTCGCGGTTGCGCTCCTGAAACGTGCCGCTGTTCTGCCGCCAGGACATGGCGACTTTCGGGTGGCGCTTGAGCAGCTGGAGGATCGCCCGCAGGATCTCGGCCTCGCTCGGCTGCCGCTGCTCTGCCGGTGCCGGCTCGCGCTTGACGCGTTTCGTGGGCTCTGGCGGGATGTCGATCTGCCGCACCGGCTTTCCCGACAGGGCTGCGTACAGCGCCTCGGATTTCTGGTGCGCGAGCATCACCTCGCGTAGGGTTTTGCGGCCTCTCATCGCTTCGCCTCCGCCCTATCGATCTCGGCCTGCAGTGTCGCCACCGCCTCTTTTGCCATCTCCAGCACTGTGGCCAGCATCACCGCATCGCCTAGACAGGCGCGGATCGCTTCGTTCTCATCGCCGGGGCCGAAGTCGCCAGAGTCAACCCACTCGATGTCGTGCAGGGCTTTCGCCACCAGCTTCAGATGCTGCGCAAACGCCCTGCGTTCTGGCGTGTCTGCGGTGAACTCTGCGTATTCCAGCCGGGAATACAGATAATTCATGCTGCCGCCGCTCATGCTGCCAACCTCCAAAAAACTGCGGACCAAATATCGTCCGACGCGCGACGTTTGCGGTGCAGGATGCTACCGATCGTCGCGCGGGAAACGCCGAACTCCAGCGCCAGGCGCGACTGCGACTCCTCGCTGCGGGCCAAGATCTCCCGGATCTGATCGTCGGTCAGTTTGCGCCTGCGCAGCCCGCTCACGCGGTTGCGTGCAGTCGTGGCCGCGCCCTTGATCTTGCCTGCGGCCGACGCCCGCTGCATCGCGGCTTTGCGGGTCATTACACTGAGGTGAGCGGGATGCACGCAGAGCGGCGTGCCGCACATGCAGGACGCCACGAACTTTCCCAGCGGCTTGCCTGCCATCGCCTCGACGATGGTGCGCCGCAGCGAGCGCGACGCTTTCGTCGGCGCGCCGAGGTAGTCGTAATGGCAGCGTGGCACTCGCGTAAACGCCACGCACGTCATCCCGGTCCAAATTAGGCACTCGCCCTCCTCCTCGGTGCGCGTCAACAGCAAGTTGCGCAGCGCGGGAGGCAGTCCGTCGATCAGTGCTTTCGTTTTCCTATCCATGTCTGTCCTCGTCGTCGGGGGCGCAATGATGCCATGCTTGCCGAGGCACGCAAAGCCCGCGTGGAATAGTGGGTTATTGTGTCGATTGTAGTTGACCTTCGTGGGCCATCGTGGCAACATCCGTCCGTCCCCAAACAAAACAGGAGCAGACGATGAGAATCAGCCAAGCCTACTACGACCCGGACTACGGCCCGTTCACGGGTCACCCCCATGACCCGAGGTATGACTACGAAGACATCGACCTCGACATCGAGGCGGCCAAAAACGAGATCGCCCGCACGCCGTTGTTCGTCGTCGACTGGCTTGCCCACGAGGCAACCGCCGACGAGACGCCCGTAGATCTGCTGATCGTGCCTGCCGAGTTGCAGCAGGCCACTGCCGATCAGTTGATCGCCCTGGTGTTCGCCGGCCACATTGACCGCATCATTCCCGCAGTGTATGAGTTGCGCGTGCGCTATTTGCGGGCTAAAGACGGCGACATCACGTCGCGGGCCTGGGAGCGCTACGAGGAAGACCTCAAGCGCGCCGAGTGCGACGATTCACACCTTTGGTTTTGAAGGGGCGCAGCATGATCTTAGAAACCGCCACCCAGCGCGATGACGACTGGTACGCCGCTAGGTGCGGCAAGGCCACTGCGTCCCGGTTCAAGGACGCGATGGCCACGCTGAAGAACGGCCAGCCCGCACAGGCCCAGCGCGACTACCTCACCGAACTGGTCGTCGAGCGCCTGACCGGCCAGCCCGTCCAGAAGTTCACCACTGCCGCCATGCTCTGGGGCACCGAGCAGGAAGCCGCAGCGCGTGCCGCCTACGAGCAGAGCACAGGCACTGAGGTCGAGGAGACGGGCTTTGTCGCCCACGACGTCCTGTACGCCGGCTGCAGCCCTGACGGCCTGGTGGACTGGGACGGCCTGATTGAGATCAAGTGCCCGTACAACAGTGCGGTCCACATTGAGACGCTGCTGGGCGGTATGCCGGCAGAGCACATGCCGCAGGTGCAGGGCCAGATGTGGATCACCGGCCGCCAGTGGTGCGACTTTGTGTCGTATGACCCGCGTATGCCTGAGCCGCTGCAGCTGTACGTCCAGCGCATCCCCGCCGACCCAAAAGCTATCGCCGACCTGGCGTTCGGGATCTCGGCTTTCCTCAAAGAGGTCGGCAGCAAAGTCGAGGCGCTGCGGCGTCTTGCGGAAGGAAAGCAATGAGCGACAAGAAGCGCACCTACACGCGCGTGATGAAGGCGTGGACTGTGATGGACGCAGAGGGCAACGAGCGACTGGTGCGGGCTTACACCGTGGCCGACGTGCTGCGTCACGTCACGCCGCAATTCGTGATCGCGCCCGCCACGCACGACGACATCATCAGCCTGATGGCCTCTGGCGTCATGGTGGAAACCGTGGGCCTGCCCGAAGCCGTACTGGCCGAAGAAGGCCCGGGCCTGACTGACTGATCACCACAGGGGCGGTTCGCCGCCCCGGAAAGCACACTATGAATTTCAGCAAAAACGAACGCGACGCGAAGCCGTCAATCGAAACTTCGCGCGCGAAGTTCCATCACGCGAATAACCTGCAGTACGGTCGCGGACGCTTGCTCTGGGCCGGCGCGCTGCACCGAGACAACGGTACTCAACTGCCGGAAGGCTGGGTTTTGCCAGGAGGGCGCAGGACTCAGGACGCCGAAGAGGCGTTGCGTGCAGCCCAGTACATTGATTCTATCTCTCGCTGAGGAACACGCCAATGAGCACCGCATTGATCCCCGTTGACCAAGTAGAGCGTATGGCGATGGCCGTCGCCAAGTCTGGCCTGTTCGGCGTCAAGACGCCAGACCAAGCGATGGCCCTGATGCTGATCGCGCAGGCCGAAGGAATGCACCCCGCCATCGCCGCCCGCGATTATCACGTCATCAACGGCCGACCCACGCTGCGCGCTGACGCCATGCTGGCGCGGTTCCAGCAGGCTGGTGGCCGCGTCGAATGGGGCGAGTACACCGACCGCAAGGTCGTCGGCACGTTCACCCACCCGCAGGGCGGCAGCGTTCGCATTGAGTGGACGACCGACATGGCCGTCAGCGCCGGTCTGACCCGCAACCCGACGTGGAAGTCCTATCCGCGCCAGATGCTGCGCGCCAGGTGCATCAGCGAGGGCATCCGCACCATCTACCCCGGCGTGGCCATCGGCACCTACACGCCAGAGGAAGCCGAGGACATGGCCCCGCAGCGCACGGTGCGCGATATGGGTGACGCAGAGGAGGTTGCGCCTCCCCCGCCTCCTGCCGCAATCGACGTGGACAAACTGGTGCAAAGCATCGAAAACGCCAGCACGCTGGAGTTCCTCGATCTGTTGCGCCCCGACATGCGCCGCGTGCCCAAGGGCAAGGAGCGCGACCGCGTGGTTGCCGCAGTGCAGCGCCGCGCCAACGAGATCCGCGCCGAGCAGGCACCGCCCGTGGACGCCGAGATCATTGACACCGAGGAGGGCGCGGTATGAACGAAGACGAACTGCTGACCACCGAAGAACTGGCCACCAGGTGGAAGGTCGCCGTGGGCACGCTGGAAAACTGGCGACACCAGGGCAAAGGCCCGACGTGGCTGAAGATCGGCGGCCAGGCCCGCTACCGCTTGGCCGACGTGCTGGCTTACGAGGCTGAGGCCGAGCGTTGATCGTGGTACATGGCCTGGCGAGGCGGGGCAAGGCGAGGCGATGCGCGGCGAAGCGTGGCAAGGCAAGGTACATGGCGAGGCTTGGCATGGCTGGGCGGGGCCCGGCAAGGCCCGGCAAGGCAAGGCATGGTACGTGGCGAGGCACGGCCTGGCGTGGCGATGCGCGGCGAGGCGTGGCATGGCCTGGCGAGGCTTGGCAAGGCAAGGTACGCGGCACGGCAAGGCAAGGCATGGTACGTGGCGAGGCTTGGCTAGGCAAGGCGAGGCGTGGCGAGGCGCGGCGAGGCAAGGCGTGGCGAGGCGTGGCAGGGCAATTTCGCCCAAATGTGAGTGTGTTTTAACCAACGGAGATTTGACGTGAAACTGATCAACATTGAAATTCGTGGCATTCAACCTCTTCTGATGCACCGTTTCGGCGAGGAAGCGGAAACCTCCAGCAGTGGCAAGGCGCGCGGCGTTGTGCAGAACCGAGGCACCCCACGCGAGCAGGCGGAGAAGGTTGCCTACCGGCACCCCGATGGCACGTTCTACATCAGCGCGTTCGCCATCCCCAACGCGATGGGGGCGGCCGGCACGAACTACAAAATGCCCGGGTCGCGCAAGTCGATGCGGTTTATCGTGCCCAGTGCGATTCGCATCTTTGAGCCCACCATCACGGTGATGAACGGCTCCGGCCCCGCTACCGATTACGAGGTGGACTCACGGCCGGTCACGATCCCCGCCACCAAGGGTCGCGTGATGCGGCACCGCCCCAGGTTTGACTGCTGGGGGCTGAAGTTCAGCATCGGCGTGGACGATACTCTGATGAAGGTCGAAGACGCGCAGATGCTGCTGGAGCAGTCCGGCCTGAGCATTGGCATCGGCGACTTCCGCCCGGAGAAGCGTGGCCCGTTCGGCACTTTCCGCGTGACGCGTTTTGAGGAGCAAGCAGAGTGAACACCCGGATGCTGCGCCGCGCACGCGCCCTGTGGGCATCCGGCGACCGCCGGACGGATCGACACAACACCCGGCAGTGGATCCGCGCGATCCGCTTGCTGGGTGACCGTTGGCTGCTGGCGGTGCCGGCAAGGAGGATCAAATGACCGACAGAAACTGCTGCGACGGCCTGTGCGAACAGGGCCGCTCTTGCCCGTACCGCGAGGCCTGTACGCTGGAGGACTCGCCTCGGCCGAAGCGCGACGTGGTGTTTGAGGTGCTGTGCTGGGTGGCCGCTGCGGTCACCATTGCTGCGCTGGCTGTGGCGCTGGGGGTGGCGGGATGAGTAACCTACGAACCGCCGCCCAACAGGCGCTGGAGGCGATGGAGTACCACGTTGAGCAAACGCGGTCTATTTGGAAGACAAGCCAAGCAATTGACGCCCTCCGCGCCGCGCTGGCGCAGCAGGATGAGCCAAAGGGAGGGGGCAATTTGCCACCCCCCCTTGCAGGCAGAGCCGGTGCCGCAGCAGAGCGCGAGAAAGTCGCCCACTGGATGCGCAGCATGGGCTACGCCACCGGCCACGGCGACACCATCGAAGACCTGCTGGACCACCTCGGCACGCAGATTTCGGAAGGCTTGGAGGTTGAGGCGGTCATCCGCGCAAGGAGCAAGCCATGAAGCAACGCACCCGCATCCGCAAGATGAAAGCCCATCTCTACCCGTGGTGGATTTACGCGGCCCGCAGGCGCAAGATGATTGCAGACTGGCGAGCCGTTGCACGCAAAATCAGTGATGCGCTGCGTGATGTGTATGGGAGCGTCGCATGACCCTCCCCGCCGCCGTTGCCCGCTGCCTGGGCACTGACCTGCCAGAGTGCGCAACCTGCCGACGCCGCACCGACCCGCCGCATGAGCGGCAGACATGGACTGGTCCCTGGGAACTGGAGGGCGTTCCGTGCGAAATGAGGATACCAAGTGACCAGAATTGCACCCAATCGGTCAAAAATCGTGGACATGCTGGGGCTGTTGGTCCGCGCACCGCGCACGATAGCCGAGCTATCTGAGTTGACGGGCATGGACCGCACCGCGCTGCACTGGTGGCTGCGCCTCATGAAAGAGGAGGGCTTGTTGCGCTGCGAAAAAGTCAGCAGGCACCACGTCTACCACTGGAACCATCCAGATGCCTAAGTCATCCAAACCCCGCATCTCGCCGAGCAACGGATTGTCCGCAGGATGGAATGCGGGCAGATGCGCGTGCTGGAGCCTATATTAGCGCACACTCCGCCGCCCTGCGCTTAACCAGTCCCGGCAACACTCGGCCGCCACCTCGAGTCCAGCGCATCAGCTGCTCTTTCGCGCCCTGCCAGTCACCCGCATTCACCACGCGCCGCAGCGTAGACGTCTGGAGCCGGCCGACGCCCAAGTTGTAGCAGAAGTCCACCAGCGCGTTGAACACGCGCTCGTTGGCGGCCGCCGCAGGGCAGGCCCGCAGTACGCCAGGTGCGTAGGTATGCCGCAGTTCGTGGATCAGCCACTCCTCGGCCAGCGCCTTGGATATCGGCAGATCCTGCATCGTCACCTTCTGGCCACCGGGCTTGTAGACCGTGCCGTAGCCGATGGTGGCGTACCCAGCCGGGCAGATGTAGGGCTTCGACGAAAAGCCCTCGAAATGGCGGCAGAGGTCTGCCGCGAGGTCGAGTTTCACAGGCCCCTCTTGGACAGGGTGCGGTCGAGGAACCAGTAGTTGAGCGTCCCCGCCACCAGCGCGCTGAAGTCCGGGCTCATCGCCAGCTTGAACACTTGCTCGGGCGGCATCCCGGCCCGCCAAGACTGCCACGCGAACCAGACATGCACGAACGACCAGATCAGCAAGATCCAGTACGTGACGATGGGCCTGACGCTCGCCGACAGACTGGCCGCCCACCCGCCTGCGGCCTTCACCATCTGCGTCTGCTGCTGGATGGCGGCGTTGAACGCATCCATTGCGCCAGTGTCGACAGCGGCCTCGCGCTGCGCCCCGATCTCGGCCAGCTTCTGTTCGCCGCGCTGCTGCTCAAGGGCGCACTGGCGGTCGAACATGCTGTACTCATGGTTGCGCTCGTTCTTCTTGTCGAGCCACTTCAGCACCTCGGGCGCAAGGCGGAACACGCCGCCCAGCAGACTGCCGAGAACACCGCCACCAAGGATTTCAAGCATCGTCCTTCTCCTTGCACTTCGACTTGCCGTTGCCGCTGGCCATGACCCCGCCCAGTGCGCCTGCGATGAAAGTCGCCAATGGGGTGATCAGCTTGAAGAACTCACTGTCCGCTGGGGCCAGCGCATCGAGCGGTTGCGTGACGAAGACTAGGGAGTACAGTACCACGCCCACGATGATAGCCAGCAGCAGCGCCAGCGTCACGCCGACGATGAAGCGCAGCCACGCGTCGAGGTCACTTTTGCGGTCCATTGGTCATCATCTCCGCGCAGGTTCTGGTGGCCTTGCAGGCCTCAAGTTGGCACTCGGGATTCCCGGCATTGGCCGGGTCTTGGCATGGGTAGCGGAAGCGGTCCTCGCACCCTACCACCGTCAGCAGCACAAACAGAATGAGCCATCGCATCACATTTTCCTCGATGCAATCGCCGCCATCAGAACGACGCCAATCAACGACAGACCGATGACCGCAACCATCAGTGCAACCAAAATCGCTTGAACGACTTCTTTGCGTCGAGCAACCTTCAGCCGCTCCTGCAACTCCTCGGCTTCTCGCTCCCTGCGCTGCCGAGACTGAAACTCCAGCCAGTCTTGCCACAGGCCAGGACGGCCTTGGTAGATCATCAGAATCTTGAGGTCTTCTTCCTGCTGGCGCAGTTTCTCAAGTGCCCAGAACTCTTCGCTGCCGTTGCCCTTCTGGCTGGCCCGCTTTGAGATCTCGCTCTTCAGGCCAAAGTACTCGCCGAGCTTCGAGCCCGCCGCCAGGATGTCACCACCGTTGCTGATGGCCTCTTTGATTACTGCGTAGGCGGCGTTGGCTGCGGCGAGTTCTGCCAGCATCTTATGTCCGCTTGTCTGCCTTTTCGTCCAACTTGTCGAAGATCTTGCTCAGCATCTGCTTGATCTCCGCGACATCGGCCTTGTAGTCTTCCTTCGTGACGTACAACCTCGGCATCTGACGCACGTCTTTGTCCAGCATCCGGATCGACTGGTAGATGTTGTTCAGTATCCAGCCGCCCATGCCGCCTGCCAGCGTGACGGCCACGTTGAATAGGGTTTGGGTGTCCATGTCACTGAGTGAGGGCGTTGCGGTTGCGGACTGGTTCAATCAATTCATTTTGGCCGGAAAGCAATCCTCTGGCAGACATGATTGGAATATTTGCCAGTGGCGACTCAAGAACAGAAGGTTCTCGCCCAAGACGCATTTGTTGCGATAGGCGACCAATGTCGCGCTGTTTGAGGCGCGTAGCAAGTTCACGCGACGTTAGGCCTGCAGTGGCGACGGCGGCTCCATACGGCGCAACGGCTGCGAAAATTGCTGCAGCGGGCGTCATCGGAGTGAACTTGCCGGCAACGTTGAGCATGTCTTGCATCTTTCCGCCTTTAGCCGCCGCTTCAATAGCCTTGCGTTCATCGGCCGTAAACACCCTCATGCGTTTGTCGTTTCGCGCCAAGGAAGAAAGCTGGCGACTAAGGGACGCAACCTTGCTGGCCGTGTCAAGTTCCGCCTTTTCAATCATGTCGGTAAAAATTTCGCTTTTTTTCATCTTTGCGTAGTCGGCGCGCGCTTCATTCCACGACTTAATGGCGGTTTTATCGCCACCAACAATTGCGCTTGGCGGAGCGTTCAAGACGTAATCATCGAATGCGTCAAGCAATTCATGAGAAATTAGCCTCTCTTGCGCGTCCGCGCTTTTGCCTGCGCCGGCAATCATCTTTCGCAACGCCTGCAATTCAGCAACATCTTTTGGCCCACCTTTAACCATTTCGCCAATCACTGCGGAAATTTTTGGATACGCCGCGGGGACGTAACCCGACGAAACACGAAGCTGCGCCGGCAAAGAATTTGCAAATTGGCGAAATTGAGAGTTAGAAAGCTGCAATCCTGACTGTTGAAGAATGTCGTAGTTTGCTTTAGACCGACCCTTCAGTTCAGCTTCCGTAGGCGCCGCCTCGCGTTTGGTGGCTCGCAATCCGGGAATCGCTGCGGTTGCAACCCCAGCGACAACGCCAGCCAAAGGGCTGTCAGTGGCCTCAGCAGTGCCTTGCGCCGCAGCGCCGGCGGCGGGCGCGGCCAAAACCTGCGTCAGAGGCACGCGGCTTACTTCGCGTCCTATGGCGCCGGCGCCTCCGGCCATTTGCGCCATGCGTTGCCCTGCGGCAACTTGTGGCACCGTGCCGCCAAGCGCAGAGCCAGCGGCCTCTACCATGCGCTCGACCGAAGTTTCGGCACGCGGCCCGGGAAGGCGTTCAGAAATGGCCTGCGACAACGGCTTTACATCCCTGCCAGTGATGCCTCGGTATGCGCTTGCCAGCGCATCTGCGGCGGGGACGTACAGAGAGCCGGCCAACGCACCAATTGCGGCGCCAGGCGGGCCGCCGATGGCGGCGCCTAATGCGCCACCAGCAGTGGCGCCTAGTGCCCCAGGCGCAGCGCCGCGAGCAGCAATACCAGTCTGGCGGACAGCGCGTTCCATTACGGTCGGCGGCGGTGCCAAATGCTGCATTACTTCATCTGCCGAATAGCCGCTTTCCAGAGCTTTTCCGATGTTGGGATCTCTTTGTTTGAGAAAATCCGCAATATCCGAGTCGGAATAACCGGCGCGCCGGGCTGAATTAATTTGATCACGCAAGTCGGCCACGGCTATTTCCCAAGATTTGCAGGACGCGGACCCAATATTTGCTCTAGCGAAGGTCGGCCAGTTGGCTCTGCCGCAGCATCAGAAAACTGTTTCATTGACGGATGTTCAAAAATAGACTTGCTTCCTTCTCCGGCAAGCCATTCTTCTTCCGCGCCATCGTAAGTTCCATTTTTCCGATAGTATGCGGAATACGCTTTTTGCTGCGCTGATGCCATTTCCGCCTGAGCCTTGGCGACGGCAAGAATGAATTTGTTTGCCGCAGTAGTGTTCCCAAGCCTGACAAAAGATTCCTCAATGCGTTTTGCGTCGTTTTCTGTTTGCGGGCCTTTTTGATCCAACTGGCGGTCAAGCAAAACGTTTCTTGCTGCTGACAAAAATGCCTGTGAATTGGTGGCGTATTTTTCTGCCGAAGGAACTCCGAGCGAAGCAAGCACAGATGCTGCAACGCCAATAGTTTCCGTTCCAAACCCAGTTGTAAAACCTCTGTCAAGAACGCGCTGTGCGCCTTCAATTGATGTCAAAGATCGCCTAGCGTTTCTGGCAGTCTGTGAAACTTGATCGTAGTCTTTCACTAATTGTTGTGCGCGGGCAACTTTTTCTGCTTTTTCTGTAGCCAAATTAAGCGATGTGTTCGGAGCGCCAGCTTTGCGCAATCCAGTCAGGTACTCGTAAAACGACCCCTTAAACCCGCCTTTGAGCGCTGTTTCGTAATTCTTTTCGTCAGACGTTCTGGTATCTTGCGGCGCCCTACTAAATTCTTCAAACTGCCGATAACCTTCTTGGGTTTCCGGAAAACCAAATTGCCGCATCAGGCGTAATTTTTCCGGTACGGGTTGCGGCTTTTCCGCAAACGGCGCCATCGCACTTGCAACCCTAGCGCCAGCTTGCCCGCTTGCCGCCAGTTGCGCCAGTTGCCGCGGCGTCGTCCTAAAGCCTGCGGGCTGACCCTGCGTAGCCATGCTCGGCGCGGTAGCCGGCATAGGAGGCGCAGTGACCGCCTGACTCGGGACAGAAGGCTGCGCCGCAGCGGGCTGTGCCATCGCGTTTGCGGACGGCGCGGCAGCCATAGCATTTACGCCAGTCGGCTCGGTGGCCTGTTGGCCAAGCCCCATGCCGCCAAGCGCCGCTTCTATTTGCTTTCGCTCGTTGTCTGCGGCAATTAGCCTTGCGCCTTCTTCAGTTTTGCCAACGCGCACCATCAAGGCGCCAAGCTCGCCAAGGTTGATGTTATGCCCGCGAGAGCGCATGAAATCTTCAATCTCAGCCGCACCGCGAGCCGCAACCGCACGCTGCTTCATCTGCTGCATCGCATTCAGCGTCGGCTGGATCTTGGCGAACGACTCAAACTGCGACTCCGGCTGATACCGGATCTGCGGAATGTTTCGCGCTTGCGAGATGATGCTTGCGTCAATCGGCATGTCAGCCCCCAACGCCGACGGAGCGGCCGTAGATGTCTATAAACTTTCCGAACAACTGATTCTGCTGCTGCTGGTTCTGGTAGTTCTGATAGGCGCCTACAGCGCCACCGACGCCACCCATGTAACCGCTGGTGCGATTGATCCGCCCCGCCGCTAGTGCATTCGCGCCCTGAGACATCGTTTCCCCTGCCGTCTGGCCAAACTGCTGGGCCGCAGAGCCCAACTGACCGCCGACAGTTTGCCCCAATCCGGCGATGTTGGCTAGCCGGTTGTACGCGTTGCCGTACTCGCCCGAGGCGAAGTCCTGCGCGTACCGCTGGCCTGCCTTGATCGCCCCGCCAGACAGCATGTTGCCCCGCGCGGCCTGCACGCGCTCCAGCGCTTTCATGCCCTCGCCCAAGCGGAAAGCGTAGCCGGGGTCCATGTCCAGCAGTTGCTGGGGCTGGGCGGGTTGGCCGTCGAGGCCCATCACGCCGGCCAAGCGGTTCAGCGCAGACTCGCCACGCGCGCGATACGGCTCCAGCAGGCTTTTCTGGTAATCAAACTGATCTTGCTGCAGTTTGAGAGCGTTTGCCGCCGACTGCGCTTGGATGTTTGCCGCGTCTTTCGCCGCCTGGCCCGTCAGATACCCGCCTGCCAAGCTGCCGAACGCACCCAGCGCCGCAGCGCCTGCGGGCGTGCCGATGTACTTGAGGAAGTCGTCGACGACGGGGATGCCGGTGAGGCCGGCAGTAGCGCCACCCGCAGTGACAGCGCCCGCACCAGCGCCGCCTGCTGCGCCCGTGATGATTGCGCCTGTGCCGCCGCCGACATCAGTGCCGCCTAGCACGTCAGAGCCGCCGCCTAGCGTGAGGTTGGGGTCTAGTCCTGCAATATCGGCTGCAGTCATCTGGCCGCCCACGCCCGCTGCCGTGCCGGCTCCGGCAGCACCGGCCGCCACACCCGCTCCCGCTACGCCTGCGGCAGTGCCTGCGGCACCAAGGCCGGCTCCGGTGTCGGCAACAGTGCCTGCGCCTGCGGCTTGCCCGGCGGTTTGGCCGGCAGTCAAATCAACGGTTGCCACGCCGCCGGGTGGGGTAACGGAAATCGGCGTCGTCAGATTGTTCTCCAGCATGGCATCTGCCACCTCTGGAGTAATGGTTCCGCCGGTCAACGCATTTGCAGGCGGAGGCGTAACTGGCGCCGCCGTTCCGGCCAGGTTGTTCACCACTGGCGGTGCAGATCCCCCAGCCAACATGGCATCTGCCACGTCTGGGGTCATGGTGCGGTCGTAAATAGACTGCGCGGCTTGCAGCTGGTTTTCCACCAACACTGCTCTTGTGTAGGCAAGATCTCTGGATGCGCCCGCCGCGATTTCGTTAGCGTAGGTTTGCATTGCCTCTGGGCTAAAGTTAGCCACAGAAGCAATTTGCTCAACCCCTGCGGGCACACCCACATCCCCCACGCCACCCACATCCACGTCGCCCACGCTGCCGGCAACGTCTGTCGCCGCAACATCGGTGCTGGCCAACTGCGCGACTTGTTCGCCGGTCAGATTGGATAGCGCGTTTGCGGCGTCCTTGATGTATGGCTGCGCCAACTCTGCCGCAGCACCCAGCGCGCCGCCAGTCAGCGCGCCCTTGATGGCGGACTCAACATCGCCGCCGCTGGTAATCAGTTCTTTTGCGCCGCCAATAATCGCGCCGCCGACCGCGTTGTTTAACAGAGCGTTGGACGTTTGCCCGGTAATAGACGCGCCAAGACTGCCGGCGCTGATGCCCGCCATGCCGAGAATTCCGGGCAGCACAAGCCCAAGGTACGGAGCAACTTGCTCGTACCATGCGCCACCGGTGTATTCCCAAGTCTTTTGAAACTTGCCATCTGGCGTCTTAAACGCAAATTCGGTTACGCTTTTGCTGCCAGAATCAATCTTATTGGGATTGATGACAACATCGTAACCTTGCGCCTTGAACTGCTGGATTGCAGCAGCGGCCTCGTCGGAAATCGTCGTCGTTCTTTCTTCGTCTACCGTGCCGGGGAAGTTGACAACCTCTTTGGTAGTCGGCCCAGTAAACCCAAGTTGCGGCAAAAACTGGAGCCAGTAGCCGCTCTCTAGGTTCTTGAATTGCGTGTAGGCGTCATTCTGGTAGGTGACGTCAGAGTCTTCCGCGCCAGTCCCCATCCGCGTTTTCGGAAACAGGGCGTCAACGTTCGACCAGTCAGAAACGGCGTAAGTGCCTTTTGACGTTAGCTTTGCCATGATTCACCTCACCCAATCCGCCAATCAGTGCCGTCGCTGAACACGGGCACGACGTTCGCGCCGCCGCCGGCTACGATCGAATGAAAAGTCGTTGCGCTGGCGTCCGTTACTACGGCGCGAGCGCCTGCGCCGACAGTAGCAGCTGGCGCGCTAGCAAGCAAAATCGCCACCGTGAGTGTGCTGTTGTTGATCCATTTCTGACCGACCGTCATAAACAAACCCGGCACGCGCATTGACGTAATGTTGGTGCTGCCCAGCGTCATTTCGTTGCTGACGCTTGAGGATGATGCGGCGGCGCTATGGCCAATAACAATGTTTCCGCTGCCGGACACAATAGAACTGCCGGCTTGAAACCCTATTGCGGTGTTGTTGTCCCCACTTGTCAGTGCGCCCAAGGCGTCTGCACCAACCGCTACGTTGTTGCTGGTGGTAGCCGCATCCAGCGCAGCCCACCCAACGGCAACGTTGTACGCGCCCGTAACCACCAGTTGCGCCGCACCTCTGCCCACCGCAGTGTTGCCTGGGCCGTTGGTGTTTGCTCCCAGCGCAAGAGCCCCCACGGCCACGGCATCGCTGCCGGTGTAAGCGTCCAGCGCCGAGTACCCCACCGCCACGTTGTTAGAGCCCGTGGACACCAACAACAGCGCATCGCTACCCAACGCAGTATTGTTTGCGCCGGTAGTGGCCGCATTTAGCGTCCGATAGCCCACGCCAGTGTTGTAGTTTGCAATGTTGGCCGCTGTCAGCGCTTGGAAGCCCACCGCAGTGTTGTAGTCGCCCGAGGTGTTCGCATCCAGCGCCTCGGAGCCAACGGCGGTGTTCTGGAAGCCGTCCGTGTTGGCCGTCAGGGCGTTGTAGCCCACTGCGGTGTTGTTGGAGCCCGTGGTGTTGCTGTCCAGCGCCGTGTCGCCCACAGCGATGTTGGTCGGAACGCTGCCGGCGCCCAAACCGACAGCAATACCGACGGCTTTGGCCAATTCGTACGACGCAAAGATGTTGTCGTCGGTCTTGATCGTGACGCCAAGAGCCGTTTCCAGCACGAACTTGTACGACGATCCTTCCGTCAGCCAGATCTGCGCGGGCGTTCGTCCGGCGCTGTCCAGCACGATGCCCACCGGATACACGGGATTAGCCGTGTTGCCCGTGTAATCCGTGTAGGTTGCTAGCGGCGTCGTCGTGCCGGCGGCATAAGTAAAAATTTTACCCCCGGCCAGCGGGTTGCCGTTGTTGTCGAAGAACTGCGCCCCGGCGCCAGCGTATGGGGAAAGCGAAACGCTCATGGTGCTCTCACTGTTGAATCTGGCTTACCGCCAGCACGACGGCAGGTGCTGCTGGCGCAAAAGCCGTGGCTGCGACATTATCCACCGTGATGGCCGTAGCGTCTGCGGCAAACATGATCTCGATGTAATCGTTGGCGGCAAGCGAAAAAAACTCGGCCAGCGCCATCGGGACGTAGCCGTTGTTGATGTTGATTGTCACCAACCTAGCAGAGTTGGCAATGTCCGTGCCGTTTTTGCGGAACCACAGCCAAACCGTCTTGGCGCTGCTGCTACTGCTGCCGATCTGAACGGTGGCGTCAAATTGGTATAGGCCAGACTGCACCACCACAATGCGCGACGCAGGCGAGCCGATGCTGACGCCCTCAGCAATCTCGGTGTTGTCGAACGTCAGCGCGTAGGCCGTGTTCGTCGAAGCGGGAGTCTGGTCCGTGGTCTTAGTGAACTCGCCGTAATACTTCTGCTGCTCGATCGTCGGCCGCACGAAAATCACGCCATCAGTGGCGTTGACCACTAGCACTGCCGCCATCGGAATTACGTTATCCGGCGCCGTGGGCTTGACGTTGGTAAACGCACCCGCCACCGTGGGGCTGGCGTACAGGATGTCGCCCACGTTGAACGCGCTGGTGTCGATGCCGCTAACATTCCCCCAGACGCTGCACAGGCCCGTGGAGCCGCTGTCGGGGATGGTTTCGTCCAGCACGCCGAGGATGTACAGCGACGGCGTGGAGCCGTCAGCAAGGTACTTGGACACCGACAATACGTTGGCCGCGCCGACGCCGGCAAAGCCCACCACAGTGCCCTTGGGCAGCGTTGCGCCAGTAGAGTTCTGCACCAGCGTGAACGTCTCTCTGCTGGCTTGGCCAATGCTGTCTTGCAGCAGCGAGAAGAACCGAAACCACGCGCGCGTGGTGATTGCCCCACGGTCCACCAGCGGATCGCGGGATGCTGGGACGCGGGGCAGCGTTTGCATCTCAGGCGCTCGTCGGCGTCGCCGTTAATTCGGCGCCCATAATGGCGATCTTCACCGGGTCGGTGCCGCTAATTTCGTACACGCGATCCCGCAGCTTCATAGTCATGCCCAGCCGGCGCCAGATCACGCGCTTGCCGTACTCGCCAAGCTTGCCCATGCTGGCCCAGTGTTCGTTGGACCAGGTGTGGCCGCCGTCGTCGCTCCAACGAAGCATAACTTGGGGCTGAGCGCCTTGCCCAGTAACTAGCCCTGTTCCCGACTCGCAATCCAACTGCAGTGCATAATGCGCCGTGCGTTTTAGCGTGTTTTGTCCCGTGGGTAGCGCGCGCCAAGACCGCAGCCAACGCTGCACTTCTTCATTGTCCTTGTACACCTCAAGGTCAAACGCATAGACGTTGCTGTTTTCCCAGTCCCCCACCAACACCTCGCCGGCGAAATTGGCTTGGCAATTGCTGCGGTGCCGACGGAACTCCACCCCATCCCACGCCGCACGCTCATGCCACGCCCCAGTGGAGACGTCAAACACCCATGTCGCGTTAGCGGTCGGGAATGTCAGCACATAGAACGAATGCCCGTCTTGCTGGTACGAATAGCCGATGGCATCGTTGAGCACGCCGTACTGCTGGATCTGCCACTCCACAGCGTGCGTGCTAACGCGCTGCGCGTTGTACCCGTTGTTCCGGTACACAATGCCGTTGCCGCGGGCGTCCGAACCCAGCCAGAACACGCTGTTGTCCAGCTTGGCAACGCTGTACGGGGCGAGGCAACCCGTCTCCATAAACGCGCCGTCAATGCGCGCCAGCGGGAAGTCAGCCAAGCCGGCGTTGTACCAGACCTCAATGGTGTTATTTCCGAACAGCCATACTTCGCGGTGGTCGACCATCAGCGACACGATGTTGTCCGGGTTGCCCTCAGCGCTGGCAAAGTCCAGCGGGTCAATCTGCGTGCCGTCGTTCAGCGATGTAACCCAGAACCGCTGGCTGTTGGGTTCGTTGAACACGAAGTACCCGTCAAGGTAGCCCACAGTGACTGCGCCCGGAAAGTCGGGGTCGCTGATCTGCGCGAATACGCCCGTGCTGGCGTTGTAGATGAACGCGTCAGGGTTGCAGGCGACGAACAGCTGCGTGCCGTTGTCCGACATGCTCACCGGCCCGCTGCCGTTGATCAGCCCCAGTTCCGTCACGGCGAAATTTCCGTCAGCGCGGTACAGTTTGCCGCCAGATGCGACGTACAGGAAATCGCCAAACTTCCACATCCCACGGATCGGCCCGTCGCCTACGGTGACCACCAGACGCAGCCCCGGGCACCGCTGGAGAAACGCAGGTTCCTTGCCGCCGTCGGGCACCACCTCGGGAAACAGGTTGACCATGCGGCTGTCGGCCGCGTTGACCGACCGCGCCACATAGGACGATCCGAGGATGGGCGTCTTCACGTCGGCGTACCCGCGTACACGTTGAACCGGCGCAGCCTGCGGTTGACGAGGTTGTACGGGATGCTCATCAGGTCATCCGGGTTGTTGATGCGCTTCAGATTGCGCTTGGACGACATGGCGATGCGCTGCACCGTGGGCGGCGCTTCGACGCCAAACTCGGCCGCGATCTCGCAGGCCAGGTTGTACTTGAAGCACCGCAGGTAACCTGGCGGAAACGACAGCGTGGTGTTCAACAGCGCGGGCTGCGACAGTTCCTGCACGCTGATGATGTGCCACTCCAGATCCTTGCTGGGCACCGGGTACAGCGTCATCGTGATGTCGGGGAACGTCATGTTGGTGAACATGACCTGCGGATACGTCGACCCCACGGTCTTTAGCGCAATACCGTTGTACTGCTGCTGGTTAATCATGGCGATGCCAAACGACACGCCAGATTCGGTGTCGCGAAAGTACGTCGAATCGTCCAGCAGCACCGGCCGCGTTCCGACAAAGTTGCCCGTCGGCCCGAGCGTGCGCGTGGCCGTGTTGGACGGCCAAGTGAACACCTGATCCTGCGTGGCGTACACCGCTAGGCGCTCAATGCTCCACGAATCGAGCATCTGGTTCAAAGCCGCCAGTGCATCCTGTGACGTGGCGGCGGAGGGCGTTTCGCCCTCGGCAAGCTGGCCGATCAGCCGCAGTGCGGCGTTGATCTGGTCACCGGCTGTGGTAGACATCGGCGGACTCCCGTCGCCGCCTGCGCGCAGTCAGTTCGTTGACGGCAACCTGGGGCGATTCCTCGCCCGGAGTATACCTTTCCCACCCGTTGCGTTCATCTTCTTCTGCCTCCAGATCCATCGTGGCAACCTTGGTGCCGTGGATCGGGTGCTTCATGTAGATGACGGGCATAGGTCGCCTCCGGGCCTGCGGCGCAGGTACATGTGATAGTTGCCGGGATACGCTTTGTCGGCGCTGTGGTGCGTGATGTCCGCGTCGGGGATCAGCCAGATAGATCCACCGCAGTCGTTCCAGTTGCGGCTAAAAGAGTAGTCCTCGCCGTACCAGATGCCTTTGTGCGCGCCGTGGTTGAACAGGTCAACGTGCGGCTTGTGCGCCTTGCCGTACATGAGGTGCGGGTACGCACGCATGAACTTCTCGACTGCCGCTTCGGTCACGCGCAAAAACCCGGCAGGCACCCACTCTGCGTGGATAGCGCCGTCTGCCAGGCGCACGATGGGATGCCCACCCGCGTCGGTAAACAGGCAGCCCATGTAGTCTTCCTCGTCCCGCTTGAAACGGTACGTTCCGGCCACAACGTCGCCTTCCGTCTGGATGAGCTTCAGCAGCGCTTCCGGCGGGAACGATACGTCGTGGTCAAGGAAGATGATCTGATCCGCGCCCGCATCCAGCGCCTTGCGCAGCATGACGTTGCGCGCTTGGCTGATGTAGGGATTGCCCACCTCCATTACCATCTGGTGCGTGATGCCCGCCGCATCCAGTGCCGGTACGGCGGCCTCTATGGCCTCCAGAAGCGCGGAATGCGGGCGGGTAAGGGTAGGCACACACAAGACGATTTTCATTGCGTCACGGGCCTTTGTGCGGTGATCATGAGTTGGTGATTGATGGACGGGCCAGCATGGCGGACCTTAAACCCGGCGTGCTCGACAAAGTCGATCAGCGTCTTGCGGACGAACCCGTATTTGTGCGCCATGTACGGATTGCTCTGCACCAGTCTGGCCATCCCGTAGTACATGTCCAGCCCCGTGACCGGGCCTGCTGGCGACTCGTAGACGACGGTGTTGTCGGGCTTGATGCCCTCCAGATCCGGCACCACAGCGATGAGAAACCCACCCGGCATCAGCACGCGGTGCAGTTCGCTCAACGCTTGCACGATTTCGTGCGGCGGCATGTGTTCCAGCACATGCGAGCAGTATGCGATGTGGTATTGGCCGATGTCCCCCATGTCGGTCATGGGAGCAACAAAGTCAGGAGAGACGCCTGGGTCAATGTCCAGACGAGTCTCCTGACCCTGTATCCATTCGGGAAGCGGCGACCCACCGCATCCCGCATGAAGCACCTTGATCACGCAGCCTTGGCCAAGCCAAGAACGGCCAGCGTGTTCATGATGTCAATCACGGCAGCTTTCAGCGTCGTGGTGACATCAGCAGACGACGCGGTGCCGACTGCCGAGGTGGCAACGGCAGCGGTGCGCTGCGTGATCGGCGTCGTGCCGTAAAAGCCGACCTTGCCGGTGGCAGTGGGTTGCATCTGCACGGGCTGGCCGCTGCGGCCGACGTTGAGGGTTTCCTCGACGTTGCCATCGCCCATTTGCTGGCCGTCGCCAATCTTGGGCGCTTCAAAGTTTGCGTTGGACATGATGTTCCTTTCTGGCGCTTATGCGCCACCCTTCCACAGACCGATGGCCTGCAGCGTGTTCATGATCTCGATGACGGCGGCCTTGAGGGCAGTCGTCACGTCCGCGCTGCTGGCAGTGCCAACGGCGGACGTTGCTTGGGCTGCGCTGGAGCGTTGCGTGACAGGCGTGGTTCCGTAGAACCCGGCGGTGCCACCGGCTTTGCCGATGATTGCACCGTCGAGTTCGGGATCCTCGAATGCCACACCAATTGCTTTGGTGTTCGGCATTTTCATCACCCCCACATGCGAACGGCCATCTGCGGGCGGATGACGCTGTACCCGTACAGCACGTCAATCCGGCACGGCATCCGGTCGTTGTTGATGTCGTACTGGCGCACGATCCGCATCGAGATCCCGTTGTGAACCTTCCGGCTGGCCATGTCGACGCCTTGCGGCAGCATCAGGTCAGCGGTGGCAAACGTGATCGCGTCCTTGTGGTAGATCAGGTTTTGCGGATAGCCCGTCGAAGCCGCACCCAAGAAGGTGACGATATCGCTGGCGGTCGGCAGCTTGCTGACCGTGGCCAAGGCTTGCGTGGGCGCGTACACGGCCGGCAGGAAGTCCACGTCCACGAACTCGGTGGAAGCCGAGGTGACCGTGTTCTGCACCACGAACTGCTGCAGCGAGCCGGTGGACTCGCGGGTCTGCGGGTTGACCGCAAACACACCAGCAATGGTGAACACGTCGCCCGGGACCAGCGTGTTGCCGTCGGTCACGTTGTCCAGCGTCAGCTTGGTCGCACCGTTGGTCAGCGTGGTCTTGACAATCGGGGTGTCCGAGCGCAAGGCCGAGCCGGTCGTGTGCACCTTGATGGACTGCGACATGTTGATCTCCTCGTAGCCGAGGATGCCTTCGCCCATCATGCCGTTCTTGAACTGGCGCGAGATCGTGCTGGTCGGGTTGAACAGGCCCTTCATGCCTTCCACCAAGCCCGCGTTGGCCGCCGGATTGACGGTGGCGTAGCGCGGCGACATGACAGCAGCTGCCTCGTTCAGCTTCTGCTGCGCTTGCAGTAGCACCAGCGAGGTAGCCGGCGTCGTGCCGGGGGTGCCGACAGACTGGAAGATGTCCTTGTACGAATTGGCAACATCGGCGTCGATGCTGGCCGCGAGTTGCGAAACCCGAGGCTTGAGCACGCGATCAGCGAAGTCGTCCAGCGACAGGGCCATCTCGGCAGAGGTGAAGTTGACGCCGATGTGCTTCTGCGAAGCGATCGTCAGCGTGGTGAACTGCTGCTGCACCTCTTGCACTTGCAGCGCAGCACCGTCGGTGACCAGAGCGCGATCCGGCAGGCGGATGCGCAGCGTGTCGCCGATCTTGGCGCCTTCGACGGCGAACGAATCGTCGTACTGACGATTCACGTTGCGGGTGATGACCAGGTTGTTCTCCAAGATCTCCAACGCCTTGTTGGTGATCATGTCGATGGTCAACAGATTTTGAGCCATGACAAATTCCTTTCAATCAACGAACGCGATTCTTGGCTTCCCACTGCCTCATCTGCCGCTGCCGCTCGGCCTCGATCCACTGGCTGGTGGTCATGTTTTTCACAGACCTCGGATCAGTGGTGTCGTACGTCGTAGACGCAGACCTGGCGGTAACAGGCGTGATCGGCGTGGGGGCCGCAGAGGTTTTCTTTGCCGGCGGGCTCGACTGCACTTTGGCTTCGATCCTACCGATTTCCTTGGCTTGCAAATAAGCCGGCAGCCGAGAAATCCGCTCCGCTTCCTTGGGATTGCTCCCAAGGTAGTACGCAACATCCGGCCCCACGTCAGAGGCTTGGATGGTCTGCGCCATCAGAGTCGTGATCGGCAGCTTCGGGTTCAGTGCGACTTGCTCGAAGTCGTCGTACTTTTCCCGGGCCGCTTCTTCGCGCTCCTGATAGTTCTCCAGCAGGGCTTCCTGTTGCTGCCGCTGCTCACGCTGCTGAACCAGTTCTTGCGCCTTACGTTCGGCGAGCGCTTGCGCGTACTCGTCGACGTTGGCGAACTGATCCGCAGTAGGTGCGGGGGCTGAAACGGGTCGTTGCTGGGCAGGTTGCGTGAGCTTCCTTTCCCACTTGCGCTGCTCTTTTGCGAGCCGCTTGGTGATCAGTGCGTCGACTTCCTCTTGCGAAAAAGTCTTTGACTGTTCAGCCGGCGCATCAGTAGCGACATCCGGGGTGGCCGTCACCTCGGGCGCTTGCACGGTTTCCGCTGGCGCGGTGTCCGCTACGGGCAGTTGATCTGCGTCCATTTGATTCCGTGGAATCCCCGGTCAACGGGCCGGTACAGCGGCAGTGTACCGCATTAAATACTGAGCGATGCAACTTTGTCTTGAAACGCCTTGATCCGGGCATCAAGTCGCTCGCGCTCTGCTTGCAAATCATCTTGCGCAAAACGCATCTTTTCTTCGCGTGAAGCAACGTCTGCTTCTTTGATAGCAACCGCTTTTTCTCTAGCTGCAAGCTCAGACCATTTGGCGGTTGAGTCGCGTTTGAACGATTCGGCCTGAAGATCATAAGCCTGCAAGTTGGCATTCAGTTCATCTTGCAACAGCTTGTTTTCTTCCAGTTTGCGCTGCGCTTCCGCAACCAAGCCGGCTGCGTCTTTTTTGGCTGCGTCCAGCTCCGCCTTGGCGTCGGCGCGCAATTTTGTTGCGTCTTGCACAGCGGTCAACGCGCCTTGACGAAGCGCAATCTCATCCCGCGCTTGCACCAGCGTGGCTACATCTGCCGGCAGCTGCCTGGCGATGTAGTCAAGAAACTTGTCAGTGTCGATCTGTCCAAAATCGCCAAAAACGTTCATGGCGCTGTCCTTAAGCGTAATAGCTTACGTTGAGTTTGGAGCTTCCGCTTTGCTCAATGAACTGAATGTATGTCAGGTCGCCGTCGTATTGCAAAGTCACACCTGCTGCCAACGGCATCCCAACAGATGCGGTGGGCGCAACGCCGTCGTCTCGCCAACGAACGGCTGTCGATTCTGCAACAATCAACGCTATGGACGGCTTGCATGACAGACCGTTGACGTCTCTGGTCGGAACGGTGAGGCTCTTGGCGGAACTTAGGCCGGTGATCTGTTCGTAACCCAGCCGTGTGGTAACGGCCTTGAGGTTCATGGACATTTAGAAACTCCCAGTGAAAGACCGGATTGGCACCCTGGAATCCGGCGGCATGGTGCCGACGTAAATGCCACCAGGGCCGTACTGTACACCGCTTCTGACGTCTTGGGGCAACGGGTACTCAAGAACTATCGCGAACGCTGCTGGTTGTCCAACAATTGCGTACACCCCAGCTTCGGCAAAAATTACGGCAGTTTTTGCAAACTCAGCGTCTTGGCCGGCAACTGCGTAACTTCCGACTTGAGCATTGAATATGCGTTCAAGCTCCAGCGTTGCCGCTTGCCCAGACACATTGTAGATGCCGGCATCTGTCGCTATTGTTCTGTCAGCAAGAAGCGTTGCCGCCTGACCGGCAAGCGCGTACAAACCAACTTCAGCGTTGACCTGTCGGTTTGCCGACAATGTTGCCGATTGCCCACTGACGGCGTAAGAGCCCGCGGCAGCGTCAAAACTTGCCTCAACTACAAACGTTGCTGCTTGGCCGGTAATCGCGTACGAGCCAGATTCTGCATCTATTTCGTAAACAACTCCGCCGGGCGCAAATATCCACCCCAACGACCCGTTGTTGGTGGAGTTATTACCTGCGTACCAAGTCATAGCGGATATGCTCTAACACCTGTAATGGCTAGGTAGTCAACATCAGCAGCTTGTCCGCTGCCTGTGAAGACTAAGGTGCAAGGCGAAGTTGCTGAAGAGCCTTGGACGGTGAGGATGTTGCCAGCGCTGCCTGAGGCTGTCCACGACGTTGTGACACGCTGTGTGGTGGTGCCCATTGCAATGGTGTTGGCACCAGCGGCAGTGCTGCTAATGGTCTTGAAGGTGTTGTTGCCGCTGATGGTAAGAGTGCCGTTGCCGCCCTGGTTAAGGGTGATGCCGCTGTAGGAGACGTTGCCGCCTGCGAAGGTTTTGGCTGATGCGGAGGTGAGGCTGATGGTGCCGGTGCCTGTCACGGTGAGGTTGGTGGACGCCGCGTTCCAAGGATTTGATGAGCTAGAAATAGTCCATAAACCAGAACCAATCGCCAAGGTTCTTACTTGATTTCCAGCGTTTGCAAAAAAACTTGCCGAACTGGTGAAATTATATCCATTAGCGTCAAATGTACCCGCTATATGATTAACCCCACCGTTGACAGTAATTGCATCTAACAGTGTTACAGAACCATTAGGCGTGTTAATGTCAAATGTTTGATTAAACGTCTTTCCGGCACTGGTAACTGTCTGCGAACCACGATTAGAAAAAGTCAGCGTTCCCGTTCCCGTCAACGTAGTTCCAGTACCGTTGATCCAGTTGCCGTAGATTGCTGGTGTGGTTGAACCCGTCGCCAACGTCATCGTATTCGTCGTCCTAGCCGACATGTCGATGGTGCCGATGTTGTAGGCTTGGTTGATGGTGATGGTAGCGCCGCTGTTCAACCCCGTAGCTTCAAAGAAACAGGTGTCCTGTGCCAGAGGGAAGTTGTTGATGGCAGGAGAGCCGCCGCTTGACGTAGCCCAACCAATAGCACCGCCCCAGTTGCCGCCAGCAGCGAGGTTCCAGTACTTGTTTGCCGCAGCCGTGAACGTGATGCCGCTGTTGCCTTTGCAGTCTCCGATGCGCGTACCTGTCGCTGGCGCGGCTACACCGGCTATGGTGATGTCTCTGAAGTCAACGTCGGTCAAGGACACAGCCGCGCAGGTGAGCGTGCGTGTGGTGCCTATGGTGTCAGAGCGAACGAAGTGACGCATCGTGGCGTTGGTGCCTGCTGAGCAGGTGAAGGTGCCTGTGATGGTCTGGTTGGCTGTGACGCTGATGACCTTCAAGCCAGCAGAGGTGATGCCGGTGAAGGACAGGTTGTTGAAGCTGTTGGCTCCGTTGATGGTGACGGTGCCTGCGGATGTGTCAGTAAATGCGACGTTATAGAAGGTTTTGCCATTTCCTGAAAAGGTTGGGTTGCTTCCAGTGCAGTTAATTTGCGCAGTTCCGGCAACAATCGTAAGATCAGCAGATGTAGTTTCCGTAGTTCCAAACGCAAATGCGCCACTACTACCAGAAGTCGTTATAGTCCCGGACCCAAAGTCAAAGGTTCTTATATTAGAAGAACTGCAGGTAATTCCCCCGCATGTCAAATTGTACGTTACACAATCAAAAACTCCATTAACTAACGTAAAGCCCCCTACTGTGCTCAAATCTAAAGCACTCCCCAACGTCCACTCACACCCAACCCCATTCACCGTAATAGACGATGCCAACGCAACACCATTCGTCGTCAGCACCTTGCCTGACGTGCTTCCAGACAGCGTGATAGC